TGTGACTACAGAGTTTTGAATTAACTTGCCTGTTGTGGTATCAAACCTGGCTATTGCGTTATCGGTTGCAGAAGCAGGGCCAACTACATCACCACCCAAAGAAGGTGAAGTATTTGTAATGGTGAAGTTAGGGTAAGTACCAGTAGTAGATATGCCTGTTCCAGCAGTCAAAACTACCGTCTGGTCTGGCGCAGTATTGGTAATGTTTAGAGTACCGCTAGTGGTAATTGGGCTACCAGTAACACTAATTCCTGTTCCTGCGGTAGCTGCTACGCTAGTGACAGAACCACTACCTTTGGAATTAAATGTATTCCAATCCGTGCTTGTAAGGTATCCATTGGTTGATGTATTAGCGGCAGCCATACTGATAACTGGTGTTGTAGTTCCAGTTGCAACGCTTACAGGGGCTGTTCCGGTAACTGAAGTTACAGTACCACCGCTTGCGGCTGACCAACTTGTATTTGTGCCATCAGTTGATAGGACTTTACCTGAATTACCTGTTTGTGATGGTAATAAAGCGTTTATAGCGCCTGTAGCCGTACTTGCACCTGTACCACCATTAGCTATTGGTACTGTGCCAGTTAATACATGGTCATCATTCCAATCACTAGGGCGAACTAACGATGTGTCTGCATCGTCAGGTACTGTTGAAACCTTACTATGCTTGACTGTTATAGCCATTATTGAACCCCAATAATTTTGCCGTCTTGACCTCTAACAACAGTTTTTGGTCTGTTGTGTTGGGCATTAATTGTATCAACCAAAGCGCTAATTGCCTGTGCCATTTGTTCATTTCCTTGACCAATAGCGTTAGCAATCGGTTGCATTGGATGTTCCATAGCGTGTGCTAGGCTTTCTTCAGTCATGTAGGCTTGTGCGCCATCAGACTCATCAGCGCCAATTCTAGCTACTTCAATCTTTGCACCGTTATTGATATGGGCCAACAAAACTTGAGTATTGCGTTCAGTCATAGACTTCATCTGCGCTACTTTCATCTGCATTTCCATGTCCATTTGATTGCGCTGTTCTTCTAATTGGAATTTAAGTTGATTTTCTTGTGCCTGGTATTCTTGTTTAGCCTTTTCCAACTCCATTTGCGCCATCATCTTTTGTTGTTCAAGTTGTGACTGCATCTGCATTTGCTGCATCTTAGCTTGGCTATCCATTTGGGCTTTTTGCAATTCAATAGGAATAGCTTTAGGCTGACCTTCAGACTGTTGCGCTGCAATACGCAATTTATCTGCTGTTTCGTCAATAATTCCTTCTAATTGCTTACCAGCTTTAAACGCAGTTACACCAAACTTCAGCATTTCTAATGCCATAGGGGCTAATTCAGGGGCTTGTTGCACCATCGGCACAGCTTGTTGAATAAATCCACCTACAGCGCTTAAAAATGCCATTCTATCGGTTTTTTCTTGCTGTTCATCTTGGTAAATCATTGAATCAGAAGTAACTTCAATGCGGAAGTTCTTGCTTGCTTCATCACGCAACAACTCTAAAGCCTGTGGAATCAACTGTTGGTCTTGTGGACTTAGTTGCATTGCACCAGAAATCTTAACTAGCGTGTCATCAGTAAAATGATTACAGATAATTTGCGCTTTAATAGACAAAAGAGTAGTAGCAAAGTCTACAACTGCGTGTTGCTGAGTTTTTAAACGACCAGCAGCGTTATTTGACTTGATAATCTGTGCGCCAAGCGTTTCATTAGGGTCAGTTTGACCACGCTGAATGTCGGCAATACCCATTAATTCATAGATTTGACCCTTAACTTGTTCCATTGCCTGATAGCAAGACATCAATGCGCTTGCAAATGGAGTAAGGTCTACTAAATCAATAGCACCTTTCATGCCCTGTTTCTCAGCAAACGCCATCCAGTTAGATACTGGAATCATGGTGTTGTTTTCGCCTTCAGAGAACAAGCGTTGCAACTCAGAAGCAGAAGCATCGTAAACGCCACGCACCTTCAATGCGTTAATCAAACCATCAATTCTGTCACACAGAACATCTAATTCTCTAGCTTGGTCTTGGTAAATAACAAAGTCAGGTATTGGTTCTAAGCTGTCAGTAGTCAGAGTTGAATATAAAGGCTTTGGACATGGCCAGAAGTTTTCAAGTCCTAGTGGGTCATCTCTTTCATCAAGAATTTTGCCTAATGATTTAGAAATCCACAATACTTTTCCTGTTTCTTTGTCCCAAATCTCATATATTAGCGCCTCATATACGCCATCATTTGTCTTATAAGACTGTTTTAAATCATCAGGTTGCGTGTCTAATGGGATTTGATAGCCTAATTCTTCGCCAAAGCGTTCAACTAAAGCTGGGCGTGACATATAAACTTTACGCCAGACTGCTGTTACTTCTTCCCATGTTCTAGCGATAGTGTGCCCAAAGTCTTTCCAATGGACATAATCAACAGGCGCACATTCGTACTCAATGCGCTCTGGATTTTCATTCTCCATAGCGCTTTCAGTTTCAGCTTCATCAGTATCTTCAGTTACTTGTAAGCCATCGTCAGGTGTGTCGCCATCAGTCATACCTGCTTCTTCGCCAATGATATGCGGTTCATAACGAACCCATGCTGTACCACGACCACCTAGTAATCGGTCGATTACAACATTATTCATTGACGCTTTATAGTCACCGTAGTGTTCTAATTCAAACTCCAATGCCCTTTCAAGCATCATTGAGGCTACACGGCCTATAGGGTCATTGTCCCTAAATCTACGAGATACATCAGGTCTTGGAAGTCTAGCAAAGATAGCAGGTTGGATTGTTTGTACATTACTCCAAAGTATATTGAAGCGTGCATTAGGGTTTCGGTCATATCGGCTATCGTCTTTATATTTCTTTACAATCCGGTCAACTCTGGCTTCCCAACGCTTAAAGCTGCGTTCGTAGCCCATAATACATTTGTACCAATCTTCGTATGTGTGATTGACTGTAGCTTTATCATTTGCCATCAAATTCTTCCTCTTGAACTGGATTGTGGGTTTTGTTTCCACATATCATTCAAACTAACATCAGTTTTACCTACAAACAGCCCTTTAATCGAGTCATCTTTATGGGGCAACTTCGCTTCTTCTTTCCAAGCAATGCTTAACATCCTAAATGCGTCTGCACCGTGGCTTGTCCAATCATGCCTAGGCTTATCTCTAAATACTTTCTTATCTTCATCGTATTCACGCTGATACTGCCTTAAACATTCAATGCCATCTTCGCACTTATAGTCAAACCAAGCCCTGGTCAATGCCAATCTGCTTGCTTGAATTCCATCTTGTAGTGACAAACTTGGCACAATTTTCATTGATTTTAACGCAATTTTGTCAGAAAGTTGTTCAATTATTGATTTATTTGATGCAAGTGTCTTTGCTTTAGCATCGTGAGGCAAATAATGTGTACCGTACACATAGCCTCTTTCTTTTTCTCTTGACTGAATAATGCCCGAATAAAACGCTACCGGTTGACCATTAGATGAATGATAGTCGAGCATACGAATCTCGCCATGTACCACTTGAAACCACCATATAGCCGTGTCATCGCTATAGCCTAAGTCCCATGCTGTATGCACAGGAAACATAGGGTCATATTCAATGTCTTTGATTCTACCTTGGTCTGTAAGCTGGCGCATCTCCTTGCCGTAAAACGCCCCAAGGATTGCAGACTCAAAATCACATTCAAATTCTTGAAGATATTGGTCTTGAGTCATAGACTTAGCAGCATCAGCTAATTCAGCTTCAGGCAGCAAACCTGTTTGACTTGCTCTTAGCGTTTTAGCGTACCAAGTGTCTGATTTTATTGCGTTATTGTATATGTCCCAAAAAGCATTATGCCCTTTAGGCGTACCAATAAATACTGCCCACCCTAATCTGTCTGCGAGGAGTGGTCTAATAATTTCACCCCAAATACGAGGACGCATATCAGCATATTCATCAAGAACGATACCATCAAGGTAAAGACCACGGAGGGAATCAGCATTGTCAGCACCAAACAATCGAATCCTCGCACCATTAATGAGTTCGACCCAGAGTTCACTTTGATTAGCCTTTGCCATAACAGGCTTAGAGAACTTAAGGAGATAATCCCAAGCAATGTTTTTAGCTTGGCTGTAATAAGGGGCAACATACGCATATCTTCCATCCTCTTTGTTTTCAATTAATGCTTTGTACAGGAGTTCATTAATACAACTTACAGTTTTACCACACCGGCGATGAGCCACTATAACAGCCCAGCGCTCACTTCTTTCATGAAAGTCTAAAAATACATCTCTAGGCTTGTAATCAAGCTCTACATCTATTACTTCTTCCAAGAAACAACCATTCTAACTGGTGCTTTCTCGTCACCTACTACTTCAGTACGAGCTAATTTAGGCACATGGTATTCGCTTACTGCGAGCAAGCAATCAAATGCAACTTTAGGGCCATGTTTAGGGTCTTTAGCAATAGCTTCAAGCCATTCTTGCATACGCTCTGAGTTAGCGTCAACGAAAGCTGCAAACGCTTCTCTAGCTTTAGCAGTCGCTTTATTAGGGCTTCCTGCTGGTCTGCCAGCGCCCTTAATATTTTTTAATTGTTTATTATCCATACATTCTCAAGTAGTTGATTTGTAAGGGATTAATTCTACAGCAAATTATCCTACAATGTCTGGGTCGTGGTTCTTGTTCATTGCATCCATTAAAGCCTGTTTACGCTTCATTCTTTGATTAACTTTTCTATTTAGAATATTGCTATCGTCTAGCTCTAATGGTGGATTATGTTCTTGGCGCTGTTTTTGCTGCTTTTCAAGCGTTGATTCTTTATGCGGGCGCAGCATAGCGTTTTCTGGCGGATAGCTTCGTGTCATGTGTTTCATTACATATCTTTCATCTTATTGCTAATCATCTCTTTACGAGTAGGCTTAGCAGTCTTAGCAGCTTCTTTAAAGTCTGAAGCACTTGGCGCCCCTTTTGAGCCAGCTTTACGCATCTTTTCGCCAGAACCAGCTTTAATTCTAGCTTGTTTGGCGTGAATATTGGCATATAGTCCGTTTTTCATTAACATTTCCACCTTGCTCTTGCTGCTTTGCCTCGTTCCCCTGTCCAGCCTTTAGACCTAGCACAGAAACTATCGTGTCTAGAGCCACTGGATTGAGGTGCTTTTAAGTTACTACCATTCTTTGCGTTGTATGCTGCACGACCTTTAGCTGTCATTCCTGCACCTTGTTCAGTTGGCAGATAATTTTTACCTTTGCCGACTGTGGTTTTTGGAATAGGCTTATCGTGCTTTTCTACTGCTGCACGAATTTGGTCTTTACGACTCATTTTGTTTCTAAGTATTTAGCGTAGGATTCTTCTAGCTTAGCTTTGCGCTTACCTTTAGCGTGACTTCTTTCTTCACTTAACGCAATAGCCAATGCTTGTTTTTTTGGCTTACCTGCGGCAACCTCAGTTTTGTAGTTTTTGCCAACCGATTGGGCTGACCCTGATTTATCCATTGGCATAACTATTCCTTACTTGAGGTATTTAAGTTTGTAGCAAGTAGAATCAATTAACTGTTGTATTTCTGCAACTATGTTAATCAACTCTTGTTTTTGGGGTAAATCTGAATTGGCTTCATCTACAAAATTCTTCAATGATTCCATGTATTTGAGTGCGTCTTTTGGTTGGTGATACACGCTAGGAAATTCTTTAATTTGCTCATAGCATCCCATGTAAGCCTCTACATAGCTATCAACCAAATCTACTATGGCTTCGTAATATTTGCCGAGAGCCTTGTGCTGTGAGTAAGAGTTTGTTGACCAATGGAAAAAGTGCGTGTTCGTTGCGCTATGCAATAAAGTAGCGGCAAACATAGCAACATTAGGCGTTTCAGTCATAAATTACTCCATTTTTAATGATTTTAACACCTCAATGGCATCTTCGCTAGAGTTTACTCTAAACAAATGACTACCTTGCCATGCAGCAAACAACTTAATTTGCTGCGGGGTTAGTTTTTTATCTGCACCATCTTTTACTTCAATTAAAATGGTATGTCCTTCATATGCAACAAGTAAATCAGGTATACCCCCACCTACCATATGCAGCAAATAAACATCAGCGCCATAATCTCGTAGCGCCTTTACAACATCATTCTGGTTTTTATCTACTTTTTTAGCAAATGACATATTTTTCAGTTAGTATTCAGTAACTTATTGATTATAGGGGAAATTTAATGTCTGGCTACCACTTAACAGATGAAGAATGGATAGAGTCTTGGAATAAAATTGGCAGCCCAGCAGAATTTGGTAAAGTACACGGCATAGCAGTTAGAAATGTAATGGCAAGGCGTAGGTCAATAGAAAGCCGATTAAAAGTTGAGTTACCTACTTTTGCAAGTCAAAACCCAGCTTACGCTAAAAAAATTCAGCAAACACCTGGTCATGTACGCAGAGGCATGGACATAAAAAAAGGTCGTGTCATTGTATTTAGTGATGCTCACTTTTGGCCTGATGAAACTACTACAGCATTTAAAGCGCTGTTAGAGATGATTAAAGAATATAAGCCTACTGCCATTATCTGTAATGGGGATGCGCTTGATGGTGCTAATTTAAGCCGCTTTCCAAGACAAGATTGGAATAAAGTGCCTACTGTCAAAGAAGAATTAGAGGCTTGCCAATATTATTTAGGTGAAATTGAATCAGTAGCAAAAGGCGCTAAATTGTTTTGGCCAATGGGCAATCATGACCAAAGACTGGAAATGTCAATCATTGCTAATTTGCCAACTTTTGAAGGTGTGTTTGGTACATCGTTGCGTGATTATTTTCCTATGTGGCAACCTTGTTGGTCATTTTGGGTAAATGAAGATACTTGCATTAAGCATCGCTGGAAAGGTGGCTGGACTGGTGGTCGTAACAACGCTGTTAACTCAGGCGTAAATATGATTACTGGCCATACTCATGTGCTTAGCACCATTCCATTCAATGATTACAATGGGACTCGGTGGGGCGTACAAACAGGCACGCTTGCTGACCCTAATGGGCAACAGTTTTCTTACACAGAGGACACGCCTAAAGACTGGAATAGTGGTTTTGTAATGTTATCTTTTGAGCGCAGCAAGCTATTGCAGCCTGAAATGATAAGGGTTTGGGGCGAGGATGAGGTTGAGTTTCGTGGTAAAATTCATGCAGTATGAAGCTGACTGAGCCCATTCTTCGCAATCTGTATTCTGCAATTTATTGCATGAAACCATTTGACAGATGGAATATGCCATTGCCAGAACAAATTTGCTTTATTGTTGATAACGACCCACACGCAATGGGCACCTATTTATACGATGATGGTGAAAAGTACGAGCATAAAATTACTATTTCTGCTGCTCGCTGTGGTCATCTTGATACCGTGATTCGTGTTTTGTGCCACGAATGTATCCACATGAGCCGTCACAAATCGAGCAAGTGGACTCACCACGATAAGGAGTTTCGTAATAGAGCGCACCGTATCTCGTCTGAATTGGGTTTTGACCCTCTAGAGCTTTAACTCTGTCTTCCGTAGTAAATGTAGTCATTCGCTAATTTCCTTTCCAAGTTTTTCGCTGACTCGCTCCAATAGCCTCTCACAGGATATTTCATATTTTCTTTCAAAACCTTTGATACCCAGTCCGTGAAGTCCATCGTTTCCCCTATGATGCTCTGGGCATAAAGGCAAGATTGGGGATGTAGCCCGTTTAGTTCCATACCTGCGTACATGATGGAGTTCTGCCGGGCTGCCTTCAAACCCAAGGATTTCGGAGCATAAAATACATCCGAGTTCTGCAATCTGATTAAGGCGCTTCTTTTCATTTTTTGTGGCCATCAGCTAATGCGTACCAATCTCTATAAAATTGTTTAAAAGAATCAAATCCTATGCCAGCTTT